CCGGTAGGCGCAGTACTGCCGGCCGCATAGGCATTTGTGGTAGTAGTGCCGTTGGATGTCATCCAAGCAAATCTCCAAGCACCTGTTTGAGCTGTGCTACTACTGCCTAAAAATGACCCGTTGTAGAAAATATCTTGTACTCCACCGGCATTACCCCACAGGCCCATTAACCAGTCTGGACTGGCTGTGTTGGCATTTAACAATCTACCTGCTGTGCCTGACTGTGATCGGTAAACCATCATTACTGTATAGGCCTGTGAAGAGGATGAATAATTTGGACCAAACCTCAACATATCTGTGTCGTTGTTAGTGGTCTTGCGGAATATGCCACCAGCAGTTGATGCCCACGCCATACTGCCATTGGTATTGCTTGTGGTTATAGCAAAAGCCCCAGTGCCCGCTATGGTACTGCCGTTCGCAGGCATGGCCGCGTAGTTGGCCGCATCTAGATCTAACACCAAGCTGGCTGAGGTTGTTGGGCCGGCAGAAACTGCCACTGGTTTTTTATAAACTCTTTGTGATGGTTGATGTATTGAACTAAATCGACCTAATTTCATAGGTTATCCATAGTTACTGATTTGGCCCAACACCCGATAAGCGGCGCCACCTAGGTGTATCAAGCTAAAGCTCATGATGTCTGTATTACTTGCTGTACCTACGCCAGCAACAGCTCCAACCCATCGAACAGTTTGGTTAACACCATTGACTTGTACGTTGGCCACACGATAAGCAGTGGCACCTTGGTCAACAATGATAGTAGCACCAGAGACTGTGCTTGCAATAGCGTTGACATTGGTAAAGTTTGCTGTCACGTTGGCAGTTAAGGCAGCATAGAATGTGGTACCAAGATTAAAGTTGCAAGTCAAGTTACCACCACTATTACTAATGTTACCATAGGTTTCATAGTAGGCACTTTGTTGTACCACATTGCCAGTGACAGTTAGGTTAGCAGTAGTCACACCTGTTGTCAGGTATGAGGCCACGTTGGTGTTGCTGTAGGTTCCTACTGTGCTCAAGATGTTTACACCATTGGCAAAGTTAAATTGACTGGCATTGATGTTGCCTGCTGTGACATTACCTGTTATATAGGCGCCACGGTTGGCAACTAAATTGCCAGATGCACTGATGTTGCCTTCGTTGACCGCATTTCCAGCTGTGGAAATTGAGCTAAATCCAGATATACTTGGTGCCGGACTAGCACCGGTTGTGATGATTCCACCAAAAGACATTATTAAATATTCGGCTCGTACATTACCTGAGTATATGGGCAGGTAAGCAGCCACGTTGGCATTGGCATAGGTGCCAGCCACTGTGCTCAAGATGTTTACACCATTGGCAAAGTTGTATTGTGTGGCATTGATGTTACCCACGCTAATATTACCAGCAAGGTAACCTGCCACGTTGGCGTTGGCATACACTTGTGTTTGTAATGTGGCAATACTTGTTGCCTGAGTGGCCGCATTGGCCACAGTACTGAAGGTTAGGTTACCATAAGTTTGATAAGCACCCAGGTTAGCATTTACGGTGTTGATACTGGTTGCTTGTGTGGCTGCATTGGACAACAATGTTGTAATGTCTGCGGCTTGACTGGTTGCATTAGCTACTGTACTAAAAGTTAAGTTACCATAATTCTGATATGCCCCCAAATTGGCCGTAATTGAGTTTATACTTGTGGCTTGTGTTGCGGCATTGCTATTAGCAAAAGTTTGATACGCACCAATGTTGGCACTGGAAATATTTTGACTGGCCAAATATCCAATCACATTGGCATTGGCATAACTGCTGGTGCCATAGTTCAAGTTGGCATAGGTATAGAAACTGCCAATGTTGGCCGTGATGGCATTGATGCTGGTGGCCTGTGTAGCTGCATTGGTATGCAATGTGCCAATATTGGCACCAATGTAGGCCTCAACATTGGCATTGCCGTAACTGCTGGTACCAAATGTGGCATTAGCATAGGTTCCTAGAGCCTGTAATTGTACATTGGTTGCCAAGGTGCTCATACCACCTGCGGTTACGCCATCCTGTACACGTACAGTACGCAATCCAGTGTCCACAACCAATTCACCCAATGGGCCCACATAGGTATTTGCCGCGGTAGTATTACCACGCTTCATTAAAATCTGTGATATATTGATACGTGCCATCTTAGATCGAACCGCCGTCTAGGGTGTAAGTGTCTGATTCTGCAGGCGGCGTTGAGTTGGCATAATAAGCCGGTAACACTTCTAAATCTAGTGGAACTCCGTAATTGTCGTCGATATATACCGGACGTGTCACGTCTGTGCTGGTAACTGTGGTACTAAACGCCAGCTTGTAAAAACGCTGTTCTAGGCCGTTAATAGTGTTGGCATCAAATGTAAATGTACCTTGTCCTAACTGAATATTTCCGCCCACATTGGCGCCAAACAACACAGGATAGCTTTTGACAGTCAACTGATTGGTTGGATCTTGTATACTTGCAGTAACACTACTGCCAGTCAAATCAACTTTTTTCTGGTCTTGATTTCGTATGATAACTTGGATAGGATTGTCTACACCTTGGTAGACTTTGATTGGGCGGCTGTACACTTGGCGGTTCCTTGTTGTAAATATTGCGGGGTCAAAAACCTGCACCTCGGCAAGATTTGGATATAAATATGCTTTGACAGTAATCATTTATTTGCTCGTCTTTAACATATTTATCGGACAACGTGGAAGAACACTACAAGCAACTGCTCGCACAATACCCATACCTAAGCCATATCACCTATGGCGGTAATGACTACATTGGCATCATACAAAATTCAGACGAAGTTATAACTACACTTTATGACTTTGGCCTGCTCAAGGACACTGAAGTCAAGAAAACCTTCTTGAGTTTGGGAGAAACATGGTGGTGGGAAAGCAATAGGCTCATGCCCATCAATGTGTTTTTAAAGCAGGATTGGAGTGTATTCCGAGTGTGTCTACGTACCATGAACAGCAAGGACGTAGAAATTAAAATGGGCCCTTATGTGAGCCTGAAAGAAATGGCCACTAAACGTAGCAAACGCAAATCAATAACCCTAGTTCGTAAGGTTAGTTAACAAGTTCATATTGACCACAACTAGATGACTGTATGCACAACTGTGGCTCTTTTTAAATGCATACTGTCCATCATCTGTTTGATCCCAGATAGTTTCTGCAACTTCTCGCCAAGTTTTTCCAATTAGATGACGCTTGGCTGGACGGATTATGGCCATAAACATCATTAGCCTGGGTATGCTATTAACTGCTTCGGGCATTTGAATCAGGGTCTTATAGTGATTGCCGATGTGTATTAATTTTCCGCAAAATTCAGGATCATACAATCGATCCCATTCGGGTTCTTGAGCCATCAATTCTTGTAAATGTGCTTCGTTCTTTATCTGTGTATATAATGATACATTTAAAAAGTCTAGTTTTGTATAGCCACGTGCTTCAGCTGACTCATAATCAATGCTGGCACGACCTGTAAACGGATCTGCAGGAATATCTGTTACATACACACCTGTATTGTGTGCTACCCAATCACCGTCTCTGTTGATACTGGCAGGGGTGTGCTTTAACAAACTTAATGCTTGAGTGCGATCCGCAAAGTCAATGTCAATGTCTGACTTAAACTTCATAGTCCGGCCTTTGCTAATATGTCACTGACCCATTCAGTATCTGCCAAGTAATCTTTAAATTTGCGTTGCCAGTGGTCGGGGTCTATCCACGGAAGTATGATCGCCACTTGTTCTGGACCCAGTTGATCCAGGAAGTCGACACCCGATGCACAATTATACACAATCCAAGGGCTAACACGACCGGTAGCAATATGATGTACCACACGATTGCTGTTACCATACCGAAAATAATCGCTAAAACCGTTTTTAAGGTCAGGATGATCGTCGGCATAATTTTGCATTTCATTTAAAGCCCTTTCAAGTGCATCTTGTGTTGCTTCTCTACGCAAGTAATCGTGCAAGTATTCAACATAAAAATCGTCTTTGAGCCAGTGGTCAATCTTCTTGTTGTTCTTCAACAGCCACTCTAAGAAGGCCGGTGGATTGATGCCACGTATGCCCACCATGTGCCTGCCCCACTTGACAAACGCATTGTAATACGGACTCTTAACAAAGTCATCATAGCTTTTTAACTTGGCAGATCCTTGTGTTATTTCATAAAAACGCAAGTAAGCCCTGAGTCCCAGTTGCACACCAGTTTCTTTTTCTTGTTGCCAGCGTCGTTTGGGTTCGCAAAGATGCACAGCCAGGGTTGATTCCTTGCTAAAATCCTTTTCACAATAACGACACTTATACATTTTTTATACAATCCACCAGATACCGAACTAGTATTATAACATCTTCGCTGTAGTGATGTCTAGCGTTGGCGGGTAAATCTAGATCTTTTTCAAAAGGTTTGCAACCATTTTGTTCTAGATATTCATTGCCAATAAACGAAAATGGAACAAATCCTGTTCCCAGATCTATGTTTTGATGGTGGCGCTCGCAAGTGTTAAAAATACAAAAGCCTATACCTTTGTTTTTTAAGTAACCCGAAAACATACGCAGATCCAAATACAATTGATTTAAATACTGCATGCCAATGTCGTAACGATAACGATCCAGTATGTAATCACCAATCATTTTGTGTTCCACTGTGCTGTCAAAGTCATTGACATCGCAAAAAGTGGCCTGCATGCCCTGGCGATTATAACTGACCCAATGTCCTTCTCTGGGTTTAGGTATGGTCAGAAACGGACTTTCTTGACGATCATAAAAGGTCAGGCCCAAGACAACAAAATCCACTGGATTTGTTTCTATGTAGTCCACAGTGGTGCGTATGATACGTCTATTACTGCTACCAGCTTTGGCTATGTTTACAGCTGAGCCGCCAAGTAGTTGACCAAACTGATTTTGATAGTGATAGCTGTCCATAAAACTACAGCCATTGATCAAAATGTTCATAGCTCTTTCTTGATATCTTTGTCTGCCCAGCCCATGCCTTTGGCGTAGGCTTTAAGATCATCTTTGTCGTTGAGTTCACTCATTAGCTTGAGATCATCTTCTTTCAAATGCGGATACAGTTCACGCAAAAACTTGATACTCTTGTTGTCGTTTGTTTTCTTTTTTGGGGCAATCCATTGATGATACTGATTGCCCATGCCTGGACTTACAGTTGTGGCCAGCAACCATTGTAGTTTTTTGTGTTGTGCGGTGTTTACATCAAAGAAATGTTTGTTAAGACGCTCGTTACAACTCATCAAGTAGTAGGCCTGCAAGTCTGGGTTACCTGTCACAGTTGCGCCATAACGAATCATCAAGAACGGCGAAAACTTTTTCTTTTCTTCGTCAGTCAAACTGTCGTAGAAGTTCCTGTCCTTGCGATCAAATGCAGACATTTCACTTCGAATGCTTAACTTATCTTCACTCATCTTGGGCTTTTTGATTGTTGCGACGTTCTTGGATGGTTAACTTTTCTTCGCCTTTGGTACGTTTGTTGTGTCTTGGATTACCGCATAGGGTACAATGTGCTTGTCCGCAATCCATTGCATGATGTTTGGCTAACCTATGCGGTTGTGCTTCGTCAATACGTTTTGAAGCTTCGCCAAAATTCTTGTGTGCTTTGATAATGTTAAGTTGCTTTTTAATTGCAGTCCACGCACGATGCATACGATCGCCGTGTTTGATTTTATCTTCTTCTTTGCTCATACTGTCTCCTTAAACTGGATGCCACCCAGGCGGATCTTCGCCTCTTTGTAATTCATATATAACTATAACACGTTCTATAGCTTCTTGTAAAGCAGGATTTGTTTTGGCCGCATGATGTATCTGATCCCATAAAGTAACACGCTGGGCTCTTGCATCTTTCTCTAACCTATCATAAGTCCAACCAATGGCTATTCTATCACCAGGATGGGCACCCGATTCTCTAGCGTAAGTTACACCATCTGCATGTTCGTAAATGTATGTGGCACCTGGTTTGAGTCGGCCCATGTTACCATACTTTTCCGTAATCGACTACTTCACTTTGGCGGCTGATATCTTTGATAAAGAAAGCACACATGGGCTTTGGGCCTTCAGTCAAGGGAATAGCCAATAGTTGTCCAGGTTTGAGTTTGGGAAAATACCATTTGACGTCTTGATAAATGTCCACGATCTCTACAGGATGGAACTCGGGCATGTAACTGGTCAGGGGATTGAATGTAAACACGTTGAATCCGCGATCATTGATGCTGGTAATGGTACAACTTCCAGGTCGCCAAAGTCGGGTTCGCCTATTAGGATTTGCCAATCCACCGGCATGCGAATAGTGTTGTTGCCGATGCGTAGTACTAGTGCAGGACTGTTAAACGATTCCAAAAAAATCAAAGGTATATAAAAGTAATCGGGATCTTTGGGATCACTGTTGTCCAGTACACAAAATCGTACTTCGTCTATCTCGTCTGGAATTGAATCCATTGAGTAACTGGTGTTGTCTAGGGTTAGTATTCTCATTGCCAATCGGCCTTCTCTAATGTAAATGGGTAGTTGGCTTCCTTGTAAAAAGCCTTGCGTCGTGTCAGGTGTCGCTTGGCAAATTTGCAAGTGCTGGTTATGTCCCAGATTTGGACGTGATCTTTGTCTTCCGCCTTGCGGATGCCACGACCGATCGACTGGATGACGCGAACAAAAGACTTACCGGGCTCAATAAGCACAAGATTAAATATCCTAGGGATATTAATGCCCACAGCAGCAACACCATAGGTAGCCACAATAATCTTATCACTGCTAATCGCAACTTCATCATATTCATCTTTCCTGTCTTTGGCTTTGGTGGCCCCCGACACAAATACTGCACGATCGCCTAGTCGTTCCACCAGTAATTTACCAGTGGCAATGCGATCTACTAGAACTAGCGTATTGCCGGTGCCGTTTACCCGAGTGACTAAATCAGCGATATAATCCAATCTCTCGGATGTTTCTACTAGATATTTTAATTCTGTTTGATAATTTGTATACTCCACATGATCAACCAACTGTACTATATTTACATGACAGTTTGCAAGATGACCAGCTTCTTGAAGTTCACTTGCACTGAGCTTGCCCACCACATTACCTAGGCTACAGAAAATACTGACCGCGGCATAGTCTTCCTTGGGTATAGTGCCGGTCAGTCCCCAGCGGATGGGCACATGACTGAACACACCTGTAAGCAAGGTCTTCAATGCATCGGCCTTGGCCATGTGTACTTCGTCAACCATGATACATACCACATCTTCAATGAAGTCGCCGATGGTACATTCGGCTTCGTGATTCCGTGTGTTCTTTAATAAGATATTTAGACTTTGCCAAGTGCAAATGGTATGTGTCCGGCCAAATTCTTTACGGTCGCCAAAATACACACCCACATCTAGTCCTAGATTCCGATAATCATCTTCGGTCTGTGTGACCAAGCTCTTGTTAGGAACAATAATGATGCTACGTCCATAGGGCTCTATGCTCTTACTTAGGGCCGCAGTCATGATAGTTTTACCTGCTCCGGTGGCAATTTCTTGTATGCTTTGTGGATTGGTTAAAAAGTTATTCAAGATTTCTACTTGATAGTCACGCAACATAATGGGTTCACCGGCTCTAGGGTGTCCCGCAGGCCATGCTGTGCCGGCAAAGGTATCTTCTGCAATTTGATCAAATGCAAATGAAGTTGAATATTCTCTAGTGTCTTCTACTTCAATATCGTAGCCTTGCTCTTCCAAGTAAGGCAAAATTTCTGGCAATAGATTAATATAAGTGCTACCGCCCAGCTGAAAAAACGCAACCTTGCCATCCCAGCGGCCAAGACGAACACTGGGTTGATACCTTGCCCCGGGAATTTCATATTTGAATTTATTAACGAGATTTTTACGTGTGGTCAAATCCAGTCCTTCTATTTTGACATTGACTTCATCACGTATAATTAGTTTAGCTTGCAAACTTCTGGTCCTTTAGTGTTTTTATTATACACATCTTTAGTGAAGTACACAACCTTTTCGGCGGCCTGTATCCACATCTGTCTGTCGCCACCATACAGCATACCAGCACCGCTGACCATGAGTGGAATACGTTCAACTGGTTGTTTGGGTATTTTACTGGTATAGACGATTTTGGTATTGCTGTCAATGATATTGTTTGCACTCTTGTTGGTAAAATTAACTATTTGGTCAGGAAAGAACTTTGTGAATTCCGCTAACAGTCTACCACTCAGGTCAGGTTCATACACAAATATAGGAAATCTACAGGTAAGTTCTGCATAATCAATCAAGTCTTTGATCAAGTTACCAGAAGTACCGGTATCCACTTTGAGCTGACGGTTAGCACACAGACTCCAAAATCTGGTATTAAAGTTTCTAATTACATCTGTTTCTATGTCTTTGTGTACCGAATATCCCAGCACAGGAGCATGGTCGCACAAGGTAAGAATGTTGCTTAACGCAAATCCACCCAAGGAATCGGTCACATAATCTATCAAACTTGCTTCGGCATTGGCCACAGTTAGTCCTTGATTGGCATACTGCAATTCAATCTTGAAGTCTGTTTGTTCTGTTGCCAATACCAATTTCATCAGATCTTTGACGCTGACGTCAATGTTAAAATTGTGTTGTTGGGCAAATGCATGAATCCAGTTCAAATTCCATTCAGTCAGTGCGGCTTCGTGTATTCTAGTGTCTCGATTGTATTTAAACGACCCTTTGCTTTCTTTGGTGGCTGTTCTTACTGTGTCTATCAATTCTGGATCGTAAGGAAATTTAAGTTTGATTGTGTCGGTTTCAACCCAGACTCGAGTACTGCGGTCAATTTCTCTGATGGGCAATCGGTATTGAGGTGTGCGGACCGGCTCTACATCAATGCCAAGTTTAAATAATTGTCGTTCGTATTTTAGCACCAAATCCGCGGCCAACCGGGCCTGCTTGTCAGTGTAGCCCTTGTTTTGTCCCAGTGTCTGTTCAGCCAAGCTGGGTACAATTTTCATATCGTATCTGGCCAGGCTAATCGGACTTTCGCTCACTGTGAAAATACTGTAGTTGCTTTTACCGTCGGGCTTGCGATAACCGGCAATGATTTCAATGTAGTCTTCCACGTGAGGATGTTTAAATAATGTCAGTGCCATGTTGCTATTGTAACATATATTTACAGCAAAATCAAATAAAAAAATCCCCGAGCGATTAAACCCGGGGATTGTCAAACCATAACTCAGGAGCTAAAAAGAGTCATGGGCCACAGTCTAGGTGACTGTGGAAACCGTTTATGCTGCGGCCTTCATACAAGTTACTTCGGCCATGGCCTTCCATTTGAGTGGGAAACTCTTACGCAAGTCTGCAATCTTGATAGCCATACGCAGGCTCATTTCGCGGAACTTGTTCTTGTTGGACTCAAGGAACTCAATGATTTCATCTTGTTCACATTGAGCAAAATCGTACTCTGCAAACAACTCACCATCTTTGGCAATCTGCTTGATACGGAGTACCTTGTCACGCATGGTGTCAAGAGTCAAGTCAAGATAGTGACAACGACTTTGTAATGCATCCAAGTGATCACGCAACTTCTGGCTTTTCATTTGATCAAACTTGAGGTTGGTGATAAACACCACAGAGCCATTGAAGTTGAAGCTGTCTGGAATGCCTTCGCGACGCAACAAACTGCTATCACTCAACCACGAAATCTTACGCTTCTTACCCGAGTCCAAGGCGCCTTTGAGCAGGTTCAAGGCCACGTCATCCAGCAAGATACTGTCACAGTCATCAAACACCAACATACAGTTGGCATCTGAATACTTGTAGAGTGTACTGTACAAACCTAGGGCAGTGGCTGAACCTTTGACAACTTCGGCACGGAGACGCTTGCCTGAGATCTGATCAAACAAACAGGCCTTTTCAACGATGCGTTCTACACCAAACGATTTACCAACGCCCGGAGGACCTGATACGATCATGGCACGGATCTCGCCATTGGTGGCGGCCGTGGTCATTTCATCCAATATTTCAAAACGCTGACGGATACGCTCAATCACTTGTTCGTCACTTTCGGCTGCTGTTTCAAGTGCAATGGCTTCAGCCACAGGAGTGTTACCAGCTTCAACAAAATCTGCTTCTGTTACAAAATCGTAGTCACTCATGCCATCAACCTTGACACGGATTTCTTCTGGAAAGCCAGGAAACCGGCCACCATTTTTGACAGTGACATAGCCACCTTTGGCTGTATTTTTATATTGTTCTACCAATTGGAATACCTGACCGCTCACATCTGTTGTGCGATATGCGCCAGATTTAATGCGAATAAATGATACTGACATACTTAGCTCCTTCTTTATTAACAATACAACTATTATACATTAATGGGAATTATTGGTCAACTGTTTACAGTAGCATAAGGGCTGTATTGTTCCGTGTTGTCTTTATGCAACACTATATTTGTACGGTTAGTGACCACTAACTTAGCCTCAGAATATTCCGTTTCCATACAGTTGATCCAATCAATGTATTCTGATTCAAAAGGAAATGCCTGTTCGTATTCGTTGATAATCATGTCTTTGAGTTTCATAATAGTTTTATTGTTAATCCAATTGAGTAAATCATTAATAATCCAAGATTAACTGTGATCATTGCACGGTCACGAATCAATATGGCCCATATTAAAAATATGAAACTGCCTGCATTTAATACAATGGCCGAATATGGATATATTCCCAAACTGGCCAATACTGCACCCGATAATGTCACTGCGGTGGCAGTCCATTTTATTATATTAACGGTGTTCATTAATTAAAATATTGAAAGTACGTTTTTTCTGCTTCGATACGTCTTTTTTCAATTTGTTGAATTAATAATAGACTTGAATACAACTGAGTATTATCCACTCCATGCTCTTTGTATCCTTCCATTAACATTTCTAAATATCCATCGCTGGGATATTCGTCGGGTAAATCTCCGGTCATATAATATGTCATACATTCCACTGATTTACCATTATGTAATACACGAACCGTCTTCTTTAGATAATATGCAGGATAACCCTCTAGGGCATCTAATGCCAGTTCGCAATCAGCAGTAATTTCCCATAATACTCCCTGAGTAACAAACTCAGGATCAGTAATTATGTCCGCATGACGTGCAAAACGGAATTCATGTCCCATTAATGTGGCTCGGCCCAAACTCTGAGCTTTGGGGCAACGACTAGCCATTTGGGAGGTGTTGGTATTCATACCATATGCGAAATATTTCATAATACAATTATATATTAAAAGGATTTATTGGTCAACAAAAAACCCGCTGTAGCGGGTTTGATGTTAGTACACACTAACTTACATCATGTTGGGCATACTGGGCTGTGGATTATTTGGATCTTTTGGTAGATCAAAAATAGCACAGTCTGTGGTCAACAATAGGCCAGCAACCGACGCCGCATTGACCAGGGCTGTTTTAACAACCTTGGCCGGATCAATAACCCCAGCTGTCATCATGTCGCAATATTGTTCTGTGGCGGCATTGTAACCGTAGCTACCAGTGCCATTTGCCACAGCATTCAATACCACATCAGCACTTTCACCGGCATTGCTTACGATACAACGCAATGGTTCTTCCATGGCACGTAGCACAATATTGATACCAGCCTGTTGATCAGCATTGTCGCCTGTGAGTCCGTTGATGGCTTGTCGGGCACGGATAAGTGCTACACCGCCGCCGGGCACAATACCTTCTTGCACAGCTGCCTTGGTGGCATGCAAGGCATCGTCGATACGGTCTTTCTTTTCCTTCATTTCTACTTCAGTGGCAGCACCAATACGTAGAACAGCAACACCGCCTGCCAGCTTGGCCACACGTTCTTGCAACTTTTCTCGGTCATAATCACTAGTAGCTTCTTCGGCTTGTGTGCGGATTGCTTTGACACGAGCTTCGATACGGTCAGCATCGCCTGCACCGTCAATGATAATGGTGTTTTCTTTGCTAACTTCCACACGACCTGCCATACCCAAATGCTCAATGGTAATCTTGTCCAAGGTTAGGCCTAGTTCTTCAGCTACAACTTGTCCGCCTGTTAGGATAGCCAAATCCTCCAACATGGCTTTACGACGATCGCCAAAGCCGGGTGCTTTGATAGCACAGGTTTTAACAATGCCACGCATCGAATTTACTACCAGGGTAGCAAGTGCTTCGCCTTCGACATCTTCTGCGATGATCAACAAGGGCTTTTGTGCTTTGCTTACTGCTTCCAGCACAGGGATCATATCACGGATGTTGGTGATCTTTTTGTCAAACAACAAGATAAATGGTTGATCTAGTTCAACAGTTTGCTTGTCTTGGTTGTTGATAAAGTATGGGCTCAAGTAACCACGGTCAAACTGCATGCCTTCTACAACGTCTAATTCGTTTTGTAGACTCTTGCCATCTTCCACTGTGATCACACCTTCTTTGCCCACACGTTCCATGGCATCAGCAATCATCTTGCCAATCTCAGCATCAGCATTGGCACTGATAGTGCCCACCTGTGCAATTTCAGCACTTGTTTCGCAAGGCTTGCTCAACTTGGCCAATTGCTCAACTGCGGCTGTAGTAGCCCGGTCGATGCCACGTTTCAAGTCCATCGGGTTGTGACCTGATGTCACATACTTCATGCCTTCTTTGACAATGGCTTGAGCAAGTACTGTGGCAGTAGTGGTACCGTCACCAGCATTGTCTGCTGTCTTGGAAGCTACTTCTTTGACCATCTGAGCACCCATGTTTTGCAGTTTGTCTTTGAGTTCGATCTCTTTGGCAACTGTTACGCCGTCTTTGGTCACTGCTGGACCACCGAAGCTACGTTCAATTACCACGTTACGTCCTTTAGGACCCAGTGTGACTTTGACAGCGTTGGCCAGGATGTTGACACCCTCAACCATTTTGCTACGGGAATCATTCCCAAAATATACGTCTTTTGCAGCCATGTTTTATTCTCCTTGAATAACAGCGAGGATATCTTCCTCTTTTAAAATTAATAGTTCTTCTCCGTCGACTTTGACAGTCTGTCCAGAAAATTTACCAAATAAGACTCGATCTTCGACAGCGACACCAAGTGCAGAAATCTCACCTGTGGTTGCATTGCGTTTACCTGGTCCAACAGCAAGTACTCGTCCTTGATCGGCTTTCTCTGTGGCTGCATCAGGAATAAAGATGCCGCCCTTGGTTACAGTTTCACTGTCAACACGGCGAACTACGACCCTATCAGATAGCGGTTTTAGATTCATCATAATCTCCTTTAAATGAAATGATATAAAATAGTTTTTTATTGTACTACAAGATTGTGGCATTGTCAACAACTACCACAAATTTATTTATACTTCAAAAATACTGGGCATTGGCTCTTGGGAAGAAACATTCGTTATTTTGTAGTGGTTTAATTTTGATAGTTTCTAGTACAGTTTGCTTGCCCAGGCCCATGGCCAGGCTGTAAACAAAGTTTTGGTTGGCCATAATTAGGTTAGCACCAGCCACAATGTTGGCCAGTTCTAAAAAGTTATTGACTGGATGATATGGGATGGCAACTCCGGTTACCTGTACAAAATCCGCATGCTCTTCTTTGGTTCCTACAAAAATACCCAGCCGATCTAACACACCATCTTCGGCCATTTTTTTCCATGTAGCATCAGCGGCAGGGTCACGATAACGGAATGTACGGCTTACTACCATGGGTTTGGTTGTGACTGGATCTGCTTCTAGCCAAGGAGTATCATAATCTGCCAGGGTAAATGGCAAACCAAATGCTATGTGATATGCTTGTACATAGTTACCTTCAAACCCACGGAACAAGGTACCACGGAACCGATCTAGGTCCACCGCAGGTTCAGCATCGCCTTGGCGCCAGGTACCCACTGATTCGATATAACTCTGACGCTTGAGCAGGGGCTTTAACCATTCAAAGTCTTGTTCGGTAAAGCGACCCTTGTGTGCAGGATCTACTTCGTCGGGTCTATATCCATATTGGCTTACGCAATTTTCAATGTTGTTTAAGGCAACTAAAAATTGCCCCGATTCCATTTTTTTTACCACGCTTAGGCTGTAGATAAGGTCGCCTAGTGTACCTGAATGTCTGTATGTTTTCATAATTGTCCTAAAATAGCTGTAGCAATTTTTTCTGTGTCAAAGTTGTTGTTACAAGGTGTCTCACCTTTTTTACATACTAATTGGCGTACAGGACGGGCCTGGTCCCGATTACACCCGCGACAATCTTCCATGGTTGTAATGGCTGTAGAATTATAGGCAGGTTCAAAACGTCGGTATGGCATAATACATTCAGGATCCAAGTGTGTCAGCAAAGCGACAATATGAGTGCTACTTGCGGCAGCACATTGAAATGGCCCTGAATCTATGCCAACAAAACATTGTGCATGATCGCACAGATATTTCATTTGTTGACTATTGTATTTTGCACGGAGATCAACAAACAGCGGATGATCAATGTAGTGATCTGTCGCCCCACCTACGCATACCACTTTGAAATCTGTGCGGGATTCAAACAATTGAGCATATACATCAAGCCATATATCCAAGGTAATGTTTTTGGCAGTCCAATGCCAGTTACGCATGTGAACCACAATGAACCGGTCTCCTATGTCTGTCAAGTCTGCGTCTACCGCTTGTTTATCTTCATCAGTGGGAAATAACTCTACCGCCATGTTTTTAGTTGTGTCCGCAAACACACGATAAAAGTAATTTTTTACATAGTGTTCTGTGGGATTGAGCTCGTAGGCATCATCAAGGTTGTAGTACAAGTCCCATCGACCTTTGACATCAGGAACTTGATCAACTGGGAACACATTGCGAACGTGCGGATTGTTGCGGTAAGGTTCTGCAAAGTCTGTGGCTATGTCAATGTTGGCATCGGCGCCATATCGACGTTTGAGTTCACGTACAACGCCTGTGGTCATGATGACATCGCCAATGGCGGCACGTCTCTGTACTAGGATGTTTATTGGTTTTTCAATCTTCACTGGTATGGTCTTGTTTGATTTCTCGAACAGGGTCGTTGAGCTTGTCTGCTATTGAATTTTTGTATTGCACTCTATAATTGTTTAGGTCTCTTATGTCTAATGCACGTTTCCCAATTTCTGCTAGATCAGCACCGTCAATACGACATTTTTTAAAATCATCTTCCATGGCCCAAATACGTCGATGTATATCTTCTAATGCCGATAGCTCTGCTTGTATCAACTGTACATCCAATTTGGCTATTTGTGCAGAGTAGAAATCCAATTCAGCTGTGTTGGAGCCACGGGTTTTGTCGTATTTTACACGAGCTATGGTATATCTGTCAACCAGCTCGATCACAGGAAAACTAAACTCAGTCGTCATTGAAATCGGTTTTTAATTTGGGAAAGTAACGCATAAATCCGTCGCCGGGCTGATTTCGTATTGCCTTGATCTTGTTTGTAATCTCTGTGTAAAAATTCCAGGCCAACGGAACAAATATGACTTTTTTATCTGCAGGCATCTGTTGAATGTAGTCACTGCTGACCACAGGTATTTCTGTGCCCGGGCAGTACAATCCTTGTTTGAGAGGATTATCATCTATCACAACATCAAGATCAATGCCCGACGCATTGATCAAAGTCATGCCCTTGGCCGCAGCCCCATAGCCTATTACTGTATAACCAAATCCGCGATACTCATCAATTTGATCTTTTAATCGTGTTAATAAATCTTTTACATTGGTAGACCAGGTGTGATATGTGTCTGGTTGATGTAGTCGTGTTTCTGTAGCCAATATGTTTTTTACTCTGTGCTCGTTGCGTGGTTGCTTGGCCAGCACAAAAATATAACTTGTACCGTGTATAGGAGTCTTGACCACATCTATTAGATACATGCCGGCACGTTCAGCCAACTGCTTCATTGATTCAGCATTGTAATAACTGATATGTTCGTGATAGATTGTGTCAAATTCTCCGTTTACAACCATGTCGGCTTGACTTGTACTGATAAAAAGTCTGCCATCGGGTCGCAAATATTCTGCAGCCAACTTTAAATAACTCAAGGGATCAGGAATATGACTAAAAGCATTTTGACTGGTAATTGCATCAAAACTGTCCTGCCCCAACTGTTTAGCTGTTTCTGCGTTCCAGAATCCACACACCACTGAGTGGTTGGCACTGGATATAGGATACAAGTTTTCTGCAGGATCTATGCCCCAGGTTTGAAACTGTGCCTGACGGAATGCGTCAAGTTGACTGCCATCGTTACAGCCAATGTCTAGGACTGTGGTAGGCCAATAGCTAAATTGCTCACGCACAAACCAAGCATACCAAGCACTATACTTTCTCAGTGTGGCACTAGTACCTGACACATACAGATAGTGTTTGTAGATCAACTCAGGGTTTACTGCATGAGTCAATTGTAGGTGATCGCAAGACTCACAGCGATTGATACTTAATGGATAGCGTGATTCATGTATGGTGGTACGGATTTCTCTAAAAGCGTTGGCCAGTGGTTGCGGCTCAAAATTCAAAGTGGGTGTCAGCACATGGTGACCACATGCTAGACATTCTGTTATAGGCTTAAATTTTTCCATTAGTTTTTAATTGCTGTACCGTTGGGTGCAATACAACCTTCTACGCCCAGGTTTTGTATTTCGTGTACATGCGGTTGTGGCAAAAATTTATACAACACATGCTCAATATCTACATATCCGCCTGCGGCTACACGTTGAGCAAAGAACACAAAACTGTCTTGATAAATCTGTATAGTTTCATCAAGCCTGGCAACGGGCCACGACCATAAACGTGCCATGTACTGTAGCGGAACTGTGGTTACTTCTATGGGAAATTGACTTTTATACTTAGGACCAATGATAAACTTGTCTGCTATGTCAGTTTGCTCATAGGTCTCTGGATCAAACATGTCATTCAATACGTAACGTCCAGACATTTTGTGTATACGATCAACACCTGCAAATTGACCAGAATCTTTTAGCATGGTCAATGCACGACTAAAACACATGATTTCTGTGCCATTTTTGACCACGTCCCAGTTGTCGCTGTCGTACATGTCTTGTACGTCTGGGTCTGTACTAAAATTAATCACTGTGTCACAGGATTTTGCCAACGCTATTAGTTGTTCTTCGGTTACTGGAGTGCCACAGCATTCCATGATAAAGATCTTGGCTGTGGGTATTTTGTTCTTGATACTGGTGATTGTATCGATAGTTTGTTGCAATCGTTCTGCAGGAGAGAACACACCAAACTTACTATTAACAGCACTTGTTACTACAAATGCATGTTTTATTTGCTGAGCCATCTGTTATTCTCCAAAGTCCATTTAGTCATTTCTGCGATGCGTTCACTTAGTTTAATCTTTGGCTCCCATCCTAGCTCTTTTAACAGGCCGCCATCTAACGCATAGCGTAGGTCATGTCCAGGTCTGCTTCCGTGGAAGTCGACCATTTCATAGTTTAATTCTCGGCCTTGTGCAGCCGCCACCATCCGGGCCAAGGTCAAGTTATCAATTTCTTCTGTGCCTACCAGGTTAAACTTGGGGCAATGAGCCCAACCATAGTCGCCTGTGTGTTTATAGTCTGCTGGCAACGTTTCAAGAATAAACATCAGGCCTTCGGCCACATCCTTGGCATGGATATACATGCGTGTGCCAGCTTCTGTACAATCTTCGTTGGCATGGATATACACTTTTTCGCCATCCCTGGCACGTTGGATGCACATGGGAATGAACTTCTCTGGATGTTGGCGTTCACCAAACACGTTCATGGTGTGGGTTACCACGATAGGCATCTTGTAGGTGTTTTCATAAGCCACACAAAACTCTTCTGCGGCCGCTTTGCTAGCAGAGTAAGGGTTTGTTGAGTTATAACGATCATATTCTCGATAGCTGACTCCCGGAGGAGCAACACCAAAGATTTCGTCTGTGGAGAAATAAACAAAACGTTCCAGATTAGGCAGGTGCTTGCGAGCATAGTCCAACAAATGTACTGTACCAACCACGTTGTCTTGCACAAACTCCATGGGATACTGGATACTGCGATCCACGTGCGATCCTGCGGCCAGGTGTAGCACAATATCAATCGGCCCAATATCCTTGACAATCATTTCGTTAAGTTCGGCTTTGAGATCGTGGAATACAATGCGTAGTCGCTTGCTTACTTTCGCAGGATCATGATCCTGTAACATATCGTGTAGTCTGTTTAAATTGCCTGAAATATCCAGGCGATCCAGACATACGATCCGCCAGTCGGTGTCGTTTAAAATTTTATCAATTACATGATGTGCGATGAATCCAGCACCGCCGGTGATTAATACTGTCTTTGACATGTTGTTCCTAATTGAATTTTATATTATATACTAGTTGAAATGCAATGTCAAGCACGACAAGCATCTGTACAGCTCTTACACAGGCTTTCATCTGTGTAATAGGGTAAAGCATTTAATTCCAATAACCGTGTCATGGCCGGATTGGTTGGTAAATCCGCATAATCCTGTTCGAGCAAATTGCCCATAACATGTTTTTTATCATAGTCCATACAGCACAGCAGTACTTCGCCGTTTGGTAGCAACACTCCCTGATTGTACAGATCGGTTTTGCTACATTTGACGGGATAGTTGTGTTTGGGACTGAACGCAATTGGTTGCTCTTTGACCGACTCTGTATCCAAGGTACCAGCACGATCGTGTGCAGCAATTGACCATGAGTGACTAACACCGACCCCGGGAAGATTTTGGATTGCGGGATGAACTCCGTGATCGCTCATGGTCATGGCTTCGTAGTGTATGCCAGCGGCCTGTACCACAGCAGTTACACCAGCAAATGCATAGTTCCATTCTTCACTGGGTTTCCAACCTTTCATGTTGCCTTGATCGTCGGGGAAATGTATTTTGACAATGTCAATTTGCTTGGCATAGTTAAACAACAGTTCGCCCATGCGGTGCACAGTTGCTTCGTCCCAGTTGTACAATGTGGTAAAAATTGCTGCTCTAAATCCCCGTTGCATGGCATATTCAAACATGTCAGTGCAATCGGGATTGACCCAAGGTTCTGCCTGTCCCGAAAAGTCCAGTCGCACATGAGTGGGTATTTTGTCTACTATGGTTTTAAAGTCTGCCAGCGTCATGTATTTTACATCATCGCCGTAGGCATCTCGTAAACTGTCCTGCGGACAGTAGTTGCACATCAATGGGCAACCAATCATTGTGGTAATTTCTAAGGTGTATGCGTTCATCTGATTGTGTATGGAAACTCTGGTAATAGGGCTCTGGCCTGTGCAACTGGATTATTCAAAATGTACTGTTGATATTTATTCTGATTGTCGCACAGGTATTTTGGAAAGTAGTTGTCCAACTCTACAATTTCATAACTGTCGTCGCTGTCTTGTTTCCAACTGGTGCGTTTGGCGATGCTGGCTTCGGGGTCTATTTGTGCCAAAAATTCTGGTGTGTTTACTTCCTGATGGCTAAAACTCTGGGCTTTGTCTATCAAATAGTCTCTATCGCCCAGATAACCAAAATGCCATCCTGCGTGTTCTACCACTTCACATCCGTTGTTGGCAAACTGATATTCACTGCCAAAAAAACTAAAACGCATGTCTCTTAGGCTGTTGGCTGTGATATCTTTGAGCACACGGCATCTAGCAGCCATGCCCCAAATGTTATATCTATCGGGACTCAGCTTCATATAATTAAATTTAAAATTAAATATGGGCATACGCATAGCAAATATGGTCTGATCACTACGACGCATATAATCAACAGCCTGTGTTCGCGGTATTTCATCAACATCCGAAATGATAATGATATCGTTGTCATCGGCCTTGGTTAACCCGCGAACAATGGCATTACGCTGATGATGTTCGTTGTCCCAGGGATTGGCACTGGCCGGCATATCGGTCACTTGTACATAGATCACTTTGTCCAAATAGGGCTTAAAGCGGTCTGTATGATCGTACAAGTTGAATGGTTTGGCTCGATTTGTAAAGGTTTGGTTAGATTCAACAATGACAAAGTGGTCTACTTTGTCGTATAATTCACTTAAACGCAGTTCCAGTAGGTCAAGCTCATTGTAAAATGTAAAGCAATCATATATTTTCATAGCTGTATTTAAGCATAATAAATACCTTACTGTCAAATTTTCAAGGATCATATGTACGCTGTCGCAAGTATCAACACACTAGACTATCAAGATTTAGCCGATTTAACTGATGCACCCAAACAGGAATACTGTGA